ACAGCATCCCACTCTTCCCAATCTAAGTTAATTGAAGCTCCCTCATTCTGCTCGTCTTCTCCTGTAATTTTAAGGAACGATCCAGCCGCTTCATCTTGAGGCGCAACCTTAATACAATTATAAACTGGATTAGTTCCAGCTTCGTTATTCGTGATGCTTACTTGTGTTATTGTTTCTTTCATAATTTGTATTGAATATTGTTTTGGTTGTCTTGTCAAGCAGATTTAATTTATAGATAGCTTAACCAAATGACGAGGCAGACGCTAAAAGCTACCCCAAATATGCCAATAATAACCTTCTCGTGTAATTGAAGCGGGCCGTATTCGCTCTTTGGTTCATTGAATGATTTTTTCATTATAGCTCTTCGATTGCTTTAATCATCCGCTCCCTCGCGATATTCTTTGCTTTAGTATGAGATACAAATGAATCAATAGACTTCACTTCAGATGCTTTCTCTCGCTGAATACGGTAGACCATTGCTTCAAGGATTAGTTTTAGTGCTTCTTGCATTATTTCTTATCCAGATTTTTTTTGATTGCGGCGTCAATCTTCTGTGTAACCTTGCGGCCAACATGTTCATTATGAACCATTTCGCCGTATGATCGGCCATAAGTTTTACCAACGTTGCTTTTCAGCAGCGTTCTTCCTTTTAGTGTTTTTTTAGACATACCACATATAATGCCTAAAATTTAACCAATGTCAACAAAAAAGTTTGGTTTATTGCTCTTTTCTTTATTAAGATAATTTTTTAAAATTATGTAAGCGTCTTGTATTGTTTTCGGTTGCCAAGCCGAATTAACTTCGCGCATTGCTGGAAGAGCTATCTTCTCAAAATAAGTTTTGCGCAAATCTGTTATTTCACCAGATTGCACGAACGAATCAAGCATACAGTAGATTGATTGAAGATTGTTATCCATTTTGTCCAAAAGTCTCGTAGATGATAAACTCTGGTTGGTTATCTTTCGATTTGTACTTATTTGGGAAGACGGTTACAGGCATCTTCTTGCCATCAATAACAACGTATCCCGCGAGATACTTGCCATTTTTTCCGTCTTTCTTCCAGAAAGCGCCGCGTTGTTGGTCAGTCCATGTAGTATTCATGTGTGCGATTATAGCACACAAAACTACATTGTCAAGTTAAATTCTTCCAAGCATTCTGACAGTGATATTTGTCTTGGAATAAAAAATTAATAAATTTATAAAATTTTCCTCTTACTGGCAGATTCAATTCTTGCCAATAACCGCAATAAGCAGAAAAGGTTAAATTAGCATTTAAGCCGAAAACCGAGGCTAGTCCTTGCGACATAGCCTCGGCTAAATTCCAGTAGTAAGACTTACCTCTCGATTTTGAGGGGTCAGCTTTTATAGTAATTCTCATTACCAAACAATAGCATCTAATTCTGCAAAAGTGGTGGCGTTAGCAATTTCTTCGCCGCGTTGTTTTTGTAGAGCAAAAGCCGCAGACTTTCTTTGAATACCTTCTGTAATTGCTGTTTGGAACTGAGCTTTTGAAATTGTATTGTATGAGCCGTCAGCGCATTTGTAATCTGCGAAAGATCCACCGTCTGGAAGAATTTCGATAATTGTCTTGGTGTCGATGATTGTTTCTAGGTCGGCCTTAAATTGAAAACCGTCACTAGTTGTGAGGATAGAGTTATATTCTGCGTTTCTACCTTGTTTAATCTCTTCCAACTTTCGAGATTTAAACATATCAGTGTTTTCTGCAAATCTTTCTTCCCGCCGCTGTAGTCGTTCGATCTCCATCTTACCTTCAAAAGTGATAAGATTACCGTTAATCAGAAAAAGTGGTTCGTCTGAAGCCTCAAAAGTTGCAGCTTTTGCATTGGAAATTTGCACTACTTCTCTGTAGTCGGCATTATAATAACCATCTTCGTATGCATCTTCTTGCACTTTGATGATTCGTTTTGTTTCGATGTTAATTAGGGCGTTTTTCATAATTCGTTGATCCAGTTAAATTTTTGGTTAAGTTGTTCTGAGAGTTGGCGACCAAGTGTTTCGTGCCAATCTTTTTTTAGTGGTTTTACTTCTTGTCGAATGACATGATCTCCATATGGGAAACCTACATCATTTTCTTTGGTGTATTGTTCTACGTTGGAAGTATTGTGAATGAAAGGCTCTTCTCCAAGAAACTCCCATACATTATTCATTACGCTTTGTGGGTCTTCTGTTAAGTCCTCTGCGTGAACGAACATAAGCTTATCGCCAAAGCGTTCCTTGGCTTCGTGTAGTCTCTCGATAGCAATTCCAATTGGAGGGCTTTGTAGCCAGCCGTTGGCACGTTTATCAATAGTTGTCCAATTCTGAGGGTTCTGTTGCTCTGCTCCGTTAAAAACTTCTGGGTGCTGCTGGCGTTTCTTTTCCATACTAGAAAGAATGCCGCGTATATCACGGACTGGGACAAGAACCTTAGCGTCTGGCCATACCTTAAAAAGTTGATCTAGGTGACCAATCCAAGAGCGGCATTTGTCTACAACTACTGGGCGGTCTGTAATGCTATTAAAAGCATTCTCACAGCCAGCCTTGACGTAATCCAAATACATAGGCTCAAGAACTTTCTTCATATCTACAGCTTTTGCTTCCTCTGTTTGAAAGACTTGGCGGGCTATATACCCGATTTCGTGCAAGGCACTAGTAGGCGTAGCGTGAACTCTTGAGTTCTGTGCGAGAAGATTGCAGAGCAGCGTGGAGCAAGCTCGTGGAAGACCAGATACGAAGTGTAGTTGTTTACTCATATTTTTATGATATATCTAGGTCTTTAAAAGTCAACTATAAATCGAAGACGACTATCAAACCTCCGTATGTCGCTGGGTAATTTGCTCCTACTGGAACGTGAATGTCTGAAGTGGCTACGCTAGCGAACGCACTACTACCAAGAGTAGGAGCAGTTGTAGCAAGGCAGTTAATTGTAGCAAGGCCAGCGCAGTAAGCAAATGCGAAACCCCCGATGCTGGTGACGCTGTTGCCGATGGTTGCGCTCGTCAGGCCAGTGCAGCTTTGGAATGCGTAAGACCCGATGCTGGTGACGCTGTCGGGAATCGTGATGCTCGTCAGGCCAGTGCAGCTTTGGAATGCGTAAGACCCGATGCTGGTGACGCTGTTGCCGATGGTTGCGCTCGTCAGGCCAGTGCAGCTACCGAATGCGTAATTCCCGATACTAGTAACGCTGTCGGGAATGATGACGCTCGTCAGGCTGCCGCAGCTAGCGAATGCGTAATTCCCGATGCTGGTGACGCTGTTGCCGATAGTTGCGCTCGTCAGGCTGCTGCAGCCATTGAATGCGGTAGACCCGATGCTGGTGACACTGTCGGGAATGATGACGCTCTGCAGGTCAGTGCAGCTCTTGAATGCGTAATCTCCGATGCTGGTCACGCTGTTACCAATGGTCGCGCTCGTCATTATATAGCAGGAATCGAATGCGCTTCTCCCGATGCTGGTGACGCTGTTGCCGATGGTTGCGTTCGTTATGCTACTGCAATTTTGGAATGCGAAATCCCCGATGCTGGTGACGCTGTCGGGAATAGTGATGCTCGTAAGCGGAGAAAAAGAAAAACCAAAAGCATCTATAGTAGTGACGTTACTACCAATGTAAATACTACTTGGCTGGCCAGTATAACCATACCCATCTGAAAATGCAATCGAAGCTAAATCACGCGTCTGCTTCACTCCATTCTGAAAGTCAACAGTATATGGATAAGACTGCTCAAAAGCAGCATCACTCAGAGGAAGGTTTGCCAGTTTAATCTTTTTGGTCTGATTTAAATCGCTGTCTACTAGTGGCAGCACATCGATTGCTGGATCAGCTGAAGTTAATTCTGTTAGTTGTGATATTTTTTTGTCTGCCATTATATTATAAATCAAATTTAACTATTAAACCTCCGTATGTAGTTCCGTATCCTGTTGCCCCTACTGGAACGTGGATGTCTGTAGCTGCTACGTTATTAAACACACCACCCCCAAGACTTGGAGCAGTTGTAGCAAGGCAGTTAATTGTAGCAAGGCTAGTGCATTGAGCAAATGCGGCAATCCCGATGCTGGTGACGCTGTTGCCGATGGTTGCGCTCGTCAGACTGCTGCAGTCTCGGAATGCGCCAAACCCGATGCTGGTGACGCTGTTGGGAATGATGATGCTCGTCAGACTGCTGCAGTTATAGAATGCGTAACTCCCGATGCTGGTGACACTATTGCCGATGGTTGCGCTCGTCAGGCCGCTGCAGTTAGTGAATGCATAATCCCCGATGCTGGTGACACTATTGCCGATGGTGACGCTCGTCAGGCCAGAGCAGGTATAGAATGCTTCACTACCGATATAGGTGACGCTGTCGGGAATCGTGATGCTCGTCAGGCCAGTGCAGTAATAGAATGCGTAATTCCCGATGCTGGTCACGCTGTTGCCGATGATGATGCTCGTCAGGCTAGTGCAGTCACGGAATGCGTCCGACCCGATGCTGGTAACGTTGCTGCCAACGTGAATGCTAGTTAAATTGCCATTATAAGTATACCCATCTGAAGATGCAATACTTGTAAGGTTTCTAGTTTGCTCTACTCCTGACTGAAAGTCCGTAGTGTAGGGGTATACAGAATTTCGAGCCGAATCACTCAACGGCAAATTACTAAGTCTAATCTTTTTAGTCTCATTTGCACTAGCGTCAACAACTGGCAAGAAGTCAGTTACCGCGTTAGCTGAAGTTAGTTCCGTAAGTTCTGATATTTTTTTGTCTGCCATATAGTGTATTACACTCTATTTACACAAATATCAAAACAGATATCCAAAATAATCCACATCTTCTCCCCAGATTTTGTTAATAATGTTTTTAGATTTGGGGCAAAAGTACTCTTGATAAGCTTTGTGCTTTGTTTGGTTCTCTTTTTTGAGTTCAATTCCAGCTTTTTTATAAAATTTTTTCAAATTATGTTCGTGTAAAAACTTAGTAAATTCCACTTCTAAATTTTCAAACCTAATCAAATTACCTACTGAAATATTGCCCTCAAGCTCTATAAAAGATTTTTGAGTCCAACCATGAAAAAAATCTTCATCCGAGCATAAAGATTCAAAATCCTCACAGAATTTTAAGAAATTATCTATATTGACATCGTATATTTTGTTTAGTTTGAATTTTTGAGCGAAAAAATACATCGAGACCATCCTGTCGTATGGATTTCTTATTACTGCTAACGTGGGTAAATCTAAAATTCTTTCGCCAAATTCTTTAACTGCAAAATCTAAGCGGCAGTGAGATGGAGCAAATATATTTTTATAAACTTCGTTATCTACATTAAGGTAGTTGTCTCTAATTGTATTTGTTGCACCGAAATAATTATAGAGAGATGTGCTGGCATTTTTGGGGATGCGAATAAAATTGACCTTCTTATTAGCTCCAAAGGTAAACTTTTTTTTATTCATGCAAAATCCTGACGTTGGCTTCTCCTGCTTTTTTAAAATAATTTTTATGATTTATTTTCAAGAGATAATGATCTTTGTATTCTTTGTTGATTAAAGGGTCGCTTATCTTACACTCAGTGTTTGAAAAAAACATTTTTTGGCAGTATTTTTTAAATGACTCATGTTTAAACCTGAACTTATCTAAGGGCATTATTGTGTTATTTATCCCCAATAAAGAAGTTTCCTTGAAAAATTTCTCATGAAAAAGTCTAACCTCTTCGTTATTTCTAGAAAACAAAATGTCATTCCAAAAATATATATCTGTTATGACGCAATCTTCAAATATGTAAGAAAGATTACCACATAATATTGAATCGTTTTTTCTTAAAAATAGTTTGTAACAATCATTGCTGCCACAAAAAAGTCCTCTCAAATCTGTATTAAAACTAGATTGATTAAAATTTTTAATTATTTTTCTGAATTGTATGGATGCTATTTTGCGAACATCATCAAAACTTTCTTCATTTGAAAATTTATATTTATTTTCTTCCAACATTCTTTATAATAACATTATATTTAAAAGTGTAAAGTAAATTATGGGTCAAGGCATAGATAAAAATACAGCAAGAGAGGCTACATCTCTAGAGCCTAGTCAGCTAATAGAGTTTTATCTGATCTATTATGATTGGCCAGAAGACCAGAGTAATGTTCTTGCATTAACCCCGATACAGAAAGGTATAAATATCCAAGTTGTTTGGCAAGGGCAACCTTATCTTTCTTATCCTTTGGAGGTTACTGGATTTGAATCAGCTGGAGATAATACGCTACCTAGACCAAGGATAGTGCTTTCAAACAAAGACTACGCCATTTCAAAATATTTGAAAGTTCATGATAATCTAATAGGAGCTAAAGTAGTTAGAAAAAGAACATTTGCAAAATTTTTAGATGATGTAAATTTTGAAGGTGGGCAAAATCCATTTTTTAATGTCCTTGAACAGGTAACATCAGCCTCAGAGACTTCCTTTTTACCAGATCAAACTTTTTATATAAATAGAAGAGTAAGCGAAACAAAAGAATTAGTGGAACTAGAACTTTCTTCGGTTTTTGAATTAGATAATGTTTATTTGCCGAACAGAAATGTTTATGCTAGATATTGCACATGGATATACAGAGGTCATGGCTGTAGGTATTCTGGAGTCCCAAAAAAGACAGGAAATTCACAAGACTTTACCGATACTGACGGGGCTGTTGTAGTACCAACAACCAATAAAGGTTTATGGTCAAACTTAACCACATACAATAAAGGAGACTATATCTTCCTAGAGATAGAGAATTTTATACTCAGAAGCGATATAGAGACGGATTTATCTGCACCAGCAGAAAGATTAAAGACTTTTTACGTTTGTGTGGCTGATAGCGTGTCTGGAAATGAAACTAATCCGTCAATTTCCGCAAATTGGCAAAAAGATGAATGCTCAAAGAAAATATCTGACTGTAAATTTAGATATACTAATAATTTAAGATTTGGAGGATTTCCAGGAACGCATGAGTACCCACCAAAACAATAACTTGACAAAAGAAATAATAGAATTTTCGGAAAGCTCCCCTTTGAGAGAGGTCTGCGGCTTTATAATGTATAAAGATGGTACTCTATTTTTTGAAAAAATGATTAATCATTCCCATAATGATGATTATTTTAAAGTTGACCCTGTATCTTTTTTAGAAAGATCGTTGAGTAATGAGCTTGTGGCTATATTCCATACCCACGTAGATTCAGAAGAATACCCTTCGGAATACGATATACAAAATTCAAAAAACTGTCTTTATCCTTTTTTGATTTATTCTTTGGAAACTAAAAAATTCAATTTATTCGATATGCCTGAATTTAAAGGACCAGAAAATGGTGTAAATATGCTGAGGGAAGCAATAAATGACTAACGTAATTATTCACGGAGAACTAGGAAAAATATTTGGGGCAAATCATACATTCAAATTAGAAAGACTAATTGATGTTGTGAAGGCTATAAATGCAAACAACCCAGGATTTAAAGAGCATATTCTTTCTTTGTTTCAAAAGGGAGTTAATTATAATATGGTTAACCTAAAAAAACCAAATCAAAAATGGGACTCCATTGACGATTATTCAAAAGAAGAAGCTCCCGATGAACTTCATTTAGTCCCAGAAATAGCTGGGGCTGGTGGTGTTGCTGCTGCTGTTGCAGTTTATGCGGTTAGTGTAGTTGCAACTACTTTCGGATTCACTGCTGTCGCGGGAATTTTAACTAATCTTGCTGTCGGTTTGTTGATACAAGGCATCATGAGTCTTCTTTTTCCTGTGGAGTTGCCAAAAACATCGGCTCAGACAACAGAGACAAAGATAGATACTTCTAGTTATATTTTTACAAATTTACAAAACAATGCCATTCAAGGTTTTCCTATTCCTTTGGTTTATGGGGAGATGCGGATTGGTTCAAATATAATAGCTACAAATGTTGTTAGTGAGGATTTAGGATAATGAATTACTATAAAAAAATCCTACAACGGAAAAAAGAGCTAACCATCGCTGGGGCGAAAGGAGAGAAACCTTCTTATTTGATGCCTCCATCTTCCACATTCGGGAAGGTCGGTTTTCAGATTTATGAAGCTTTGGACTTGTTATGCGAAGGGCCAATTGCTGGATTAGTAGATAAGAATGGTTATATATTAAACCCAAATCAGGTTATTAAAGATTTTTCTAGCGACAACAATGTTGTTGGAGTTTCTAAGGGCGGCATAGATCAAGGTATATATTTTGACAATATACCCCTAAGAGAGAGTACTCATAAACCAACTGTATCAAAATATAATTGTATTTTTCGAGACGGTTCGGAATTCCAAACCCGCTCAGAGATATTAGCCACCCCCCAAAGATTGCAAAAATATGGCGTAGCTATTAGAGGCGCTTGGGTAAATAAAAATGGAGCTAGAGATGGTAGTGGTAGTTATGATACTAGAACAATAGGCGGTAACCGAGATTTTGTTAATTGGCAAAATTATATACCTAGAGAAGTATTAGAAAAACCTTTTTATTATGAAAATTACGACAAGAATGTCAGTTTATTAAATATCGGACTACAGGTTGACGGGTTGTTTGATACAAAAAGTTACGCCAATAAAAATGAAACTTCGGGAGGGAAAAGCAGGCTTGGAACAAATTTACCCGCCACAGTTACTATTGAAGTGACGGTAGGAAAAATCAACGCATCAGGCTTAGAGGACGAGGTGTCCTTCGCGTCTTTTACCACTAGAGCTGGCAAAGGAGTGACACTAGGAAACGCAAACGGAAGAATAGCTATAACTGGAGTTATAACAGCGCCGTACACATTCACTTTAGAGAATGTAAGACTCCCTAATCTGTTAAATACAGATATTAATAGTTTTGTCAGAATTAAAAAACTTCAAGCAGAGACCACTTCCAGTATAGTAAAAAGAGAAATCGGCGTTGGTACTATTTCCGAAATAAACTCAGAAACATACCTTTACCCAAATTCGGCTTACGTTGGAACAGCTATTGATTCAAAATATTTTCCTCAAGTCCCTAGTAGAACGTTTAAATTAAAAGGTAAAAAAGTTTTAATCCCAAGTAATTATTTTCCAGTAAATAATAACTTAAGAGATAGAAGGTTTTCTGACAATGGAAGTTCTGTTGGGAGGATTATTTATGGAGATTTATATTTTAGACCTAGTACCTTAAAAATAACAGATGTTGAAGTAATATTTTTAATAGATACTTCTGCCTCAATGGGTGGAAGTAGGTTGTCTTCGTCAAAAACAGCTATTATTGAGGCATTAACATCTTTAGTAGCGGACGGACTTCCAGTAGATAGTATAGCTATTTTGGAATACGGCAATGTCGGCAGCTTGGTCACTGATTACGGTACTAGCTTACCAGATATGATAACAGCGGTAAATAATCTTAATGCTAGTGGCGGCACGAATATGACTTCGGGCTTAACGTTGATAAAAGATTCTTATATAAAAAACACAGACCTCACAAAGTTTATTTTTGCATTAAGTGACGGGGATGTTGGTAGTGCGTCGATTGTCGCTGATGTTTTGAAAGGCGATGGTGTGTTTATAGCTACTTTAGGTATAGCCGTAACAGAAGAAAGCGCTGCAGGCAATAACCTAGCCGCCGTTGCTACCCCAGGACTTACTTACTGGGTAGCTGGAGATCCTCCAGAGGATCTTGTATCGGATATTATATTTGGTTTTCTAGAAGATATGATCGGAACAGAACTATCACCTAATAGAAATTGGGATGGTACATTTAAATTAGGTTGGACGGATAACCCTGCTTGGATTTATTATGATTTATTAATAAATACTAGATACGGAATAGGATCTTATTTAAGGGATGTCGGTATAGTAGATAAATGGTCGTTATACGAAATAGGTAGATATTGCGATGCGGTTGATAATAAGGGCGAATTTATAGGTCTAAGTGACGGGTTTGGAGGTTTAGAGCCTAGATTCAGTTGCAATATAACGATTAAGGATCAGAATAGCGCTTTTGAAGCTATACAAGATATAGCGCGAACTTTTAGAGCTATGGCTTATTTTAGCAATTCTTTTGTTAATATAAAAGTTGACAAGCCCTACTTCAAAGAAGGCAAGCTTAGCCCACAAGGACCACCATCAGAGTTAGAATTTGCCCCTCATTTAATTTTTAATAATTTAAACGTCAAAGGAGGAGCTTTTGCTTATGCTGATGTAGATAGAAGCACAAAACTTTCTGCAGTAGAGGTTTCGTTCTTAGATAGGACTAAAAATTTCACATCAGCAACAGAATACGTAGAAGACACAGAAGCTATTAAACAAGTTGGGCTGAATTTTAAGCAGTTGGATGGAATTGGCGTCACTTCTAGGGGGCAAGCTCATCGTTTGGCTAAATATATACTTTTTGAGTCCTTATACACCACAGAAACTGTATCTTTCGGTGCTGGGCTAGAAGCTTTATTGATAGAGCCTGGGGATATTATAAGAGTTGACGACGAAATGAGAAATTTCAGCAAAAACTTTGGCACAGTAGTGGGTACTAGCGGAACTGTCGCGTATTATAATCCAAATGGATCGAGCGATTATCAAGAAGGTCCAGCAGCTATTTTGGTGGAACCCGCATTCAAAAGCGATCAATTTGAAAATCTAACTGGCGGAGTTTTAAATATATTTAATCCAGTAGGCACAAGCGGAACAGATCAGTTTGATAAATTTCCTGGTAAAATAAGCCAAGATCTTTACAAAGAATTAAACAACCCACAAGTTATAAGTTTAAAAATAAACTCTGGAGGATCTGGCTTCAGTTACCAGCATACAGATAGCGGTGTCTTTATTTTTATAGACGAGCAGGTAACGGGTACGGCAGTTGGTGGCCTAGGTAACGCTTCTAGCCAATGGTTTTCTAATAACGACGCAAACACTGTTTTTGGTTCTTCTTATAGCGTAGATGTGAGCGGAAGAGAGCCTAAATATTTTAGAGTGCTTGGTATTAAAGAAGATGCTGAGATGGGTTATAACGTAACCGCTACGATCCACCACACTGGTAAATTTAAATTTGTAGAAGAAAATACTATTTTTGATGTAAACCCAGACTCTTTCCAGCCAGATTTAATTACTACCCAGCTAGTTAAACCAAACCCTCCAAGCAGTGTAACCACTGGAGCTTTTTCGCAAAATTTAGATGCATCTTTGAATTTGTCATTAAGTATTGGCGATCCAGCTACTAAAGTTGGAGACAAGTACATAGTATTTATCGAGGAGCCGAATACAAATATAGTGGTTGCCGAATTTAATAAAAGCGCCACTTCAGTTACAAATGTTGTTTTGTCTGGAGCTGCTAGGATAGATCAAATAGGTTCTTATCAAATTAATGTATTTTCAGAGCTATCTACAGCTACTACAAAAATAAGAAGCGATTTAGCCGCAACAACATCTTTTGTTACTGAGGCGGCTGATTTTAATTTTAATTCAGCAACTAATTCTTTTTTAGAGTACAGTGATATTTCCATTAATACTTCATATCAAACCTCTTTTAATAATTCAGAAAACGAAGGCACTGGACAAGTTTCCTTTATCGAAAACGACAGCGCTATAAATGCCACTTTTAATTTATCTTTTGAAGATATTTTTGGTAGTCAAGGGGCTGAAGTTATACAAAGTGTATCTGGGCAAGTTATTAATTTGAAGGACTATGAGGGTAATTTAGTTGAAACAGGTTTTAAACTTTTACAAAAAGAAGAATTTTTCTCTGTTACAAATGAAGAATTAAATATTGCGTTTGGTTATACTGGGGAAGACAAGTACAGAATGCCTGCGAATTTGGATTTTGAAGTTGGTAGTTTTTTACTTAGCGGAAGTGGGGATTTAACAACCAATCAATTTATTTCTTTTGATAAGTCATTTTCTGGATCTGAATCTCTAGCTGTTTTCACTTCTCAATTGATAACTGGTGAGTTTGAAAATAACTACGATAAAATAGGCAGAGTTCTTTCTGCTAGTGGCGGTTTTTATGTTACTGGAACTTCAAATTCGACCAGTAATCATATATATATAGCCACTAAAACTGGTAATTTTATATTTGATAATAAAAAAGATAGAATTGAAGTAGGTATAACAACAAAAAATAATGAATCTGGCTATCGCTTTGTAGAGTTCTCAGAAAATTTTGATTCTATTCCAGAGGTTTTCATACAATCACAGGAACCTGAGATTGGCGAAGAGAGTTATTTTTCAGAAACTTCTATAACTGGAGTATCTGTCAGCGGGTTTTACTTTAACTCTTTTCAGGGTGATTTATCTCCTGCTAGCGGCACTGGAGCATTTGCATATTTATCCACAAATCAAAATATTTTTAATGTAGCCGATTCTAGTGATTTGCCTGTAAGAACTCTAAATTATTCTTGTACTGGAGAATTTGATTTTAATTTGAATGTAGATAGTATTTTAGAGCAGGTAAATGGCACAAATAACGCTGGGTACAGATTTAATAACGACCAATACGCTGTTCTTTACCAGCGATACGGAGATGATGAATTGTTTGAAAATAACTTTTTTGCAGTTCAATCAACTGGAGATGGTAAAAACAAACTTTCTAAACATTCACTGCAACCAGGATCTATTGAATTGCCCGACCATGCTTATAGCTTGTTCAACACTAATGGGGATGTAAATCAATTAGTAATAGATGGAGCTAACGATTCAAACGTAACTGGGTCTTTTACTTCAAAAGAGATCAGCGATGGTACATTGTTAGCCTTTGCTGGTGGAGGCGACATCCGCGTTAGTAAAATACATGATCAGTTTGGAAGCAAAGATGCTACTCAAGATATCACAGGTATTCAAGGTAAAATTATAACTGGAGGATCTATGGTTATTTTGGATGGTAGCCCAGCTTTAGATTTCGTTAGAACAGCTTCTGGCCCCGACAACGCTGTTTATTATACAATTGATAATGGAGCGAGAATTACTGGAGTTGATGGTGTTGAAATTTTTGCTACTGTTTCGTTTGATACGGTCAATAGGGATTTAACTCCCACCGTTTCGTGGTCAGGAGATTATATTGTATCGGAAAACCTCCTAGACCTTGCAAGTGGTGTGAGTTTTGGAGCTGGTAAAATAGCAGGACAACCATATCAATACTTATTTGCCGAAAGCGGAACAAGTAATGGTTTCGGTGGTTTTGATTTTCCTGGAGATATATCTAAAGATGGCTGGGGTGTCACTGGCGCTGAAATAGCTTATGATACAAAATATGTAGTTAATGGCTTTATAGGTTTTGATGATTCGATTACTTCTGGATTTAGAGGTATGACTTTTGATGGGTCTTATATATCTGGTTATACAGTGACGGGGCAAAAAAATAATACCATTGGTACTATAGGATCTGAACAAATTTCAGCTAATAGTTTTGATGGCAAATTTCAAGAAGTCTTGATTTACAAAAACGTTCAACCAAATTTAAGAGAGAGGATTAGAGCAGATGCGTTGCAACGATCAAACGGAGTTTCAACAAACCCGAATTTTAATTTTATACAAATAGGAGTAACTGGAATATTATGAGGTTTAATGAAGCAGTAATTGGTCTTCACCCAGCATCGGCTGGATACGAGCTTGAATGCTTCGTGCAGAATAATCAAGAATCAGATTTTTTGAGTGGGTCTGGCTCGTTCTTCGTCGAATTCCCTAAGTTTGCTGTCACTGGACTTGAATTTAGAGGGCAAAATATAGTTTTTGCGCCAACTGGGGCAGACTTACAGTTAATGGCCGATATAGAGATAATTGAAGACTTAATTGAATTGAGATGCTTCTTTTCTGGAGATTTGAATGGGGTGACTGGACTCGCTAAAGAGAACATAAAACTACTAGATGTCTTCACTGGGGACTATGCTGAATTTCAACCAGACACAATTGGTTTAACAAATTTTGTCAAAGGCGGTATTGTTAATGTAGATAAAGATGATCCATTTATAACCTTTAATATACTCGATTTAGATATACAAACTGGGGTACAGAATATATTCTACAAAGTTATTCCGCTGGATTATTTAACTTTTGGGGAGTCTTCAGATGCAGTAAGTGGAATACTGTTTACTGGTTTCGATTCTTTTGCCGCTATAACAGAACCAGAGGTTATTATTGATAGATCTAATGCAAATGATCTAAGGTTTTCTGTTAATGCTGGTATTACTGATATTTTCACAGGCACTAATATTGTTTTAACAGAAAATATACCTTTAGATTTCTCAGCTTCGTTTAGAGTTAGAACGGCCTCAGAGCAGATTTCTATTTCACCAAGTGGAGGAGCGATACTACAAAGCAGCTCTTCCTCTTTCCCAGTTAATGGTGGTGGCGTTATTACAATTCCTGCTGGAAATGAATTGGGAGAATTTTCAATCGATTCTTTATTGAACGTAAGTGGGCAAAGAGAGGCTTACATTATATCTGAGCTGTAAAACAGATCGCCCTCCAATTTGAAGCCATTTTTTTTATAGAATTTTTCTATCTTAGGATTTTTCTCACTATTACCCACTAAAATTATTTCAAATTTGTATATATTTTTTATATACTCTAAACTTTTTTTAAATAATTTAATGCCATAGCCTTTTGTCTTGGGGTCGGATACCCACATATATTCTTGTATAATTTTTTTATTAACTCTAGCGTCATAAGTTTTTATCCATACTATATAACTAGCTAATTCGCCATTAACAAAGTATCCGAAACAAAAACAATCTTTAAATCTTTGCGGGTTAGAAAAATAAGAGGTAAAAGAAGACACGTTCAATTCACATCCGAAATGAGTATGCTTGTCGATTTTAGCATACATTTCTTCTGTTATTGAAACCAAATCTTCGATTACCCCTATTTTATAGAGGCCGTTTTTTAAACCAGCTTTAGAAGTTTCCGACATTCTTTCGCTGGGACATCTTTGTAATCTTTCCAGGTTTTAATAACTTCTGGATCGTTCTCGTATTTACCGTCCGCGTAAAGCTTACGTAGCTTAGTTAGAAAAGAATTGAAGTCTGTACCTGCTTTCTCTTTTAAAATGCCTTGTGGGCTAATATCCTTAGCTCCAGAGGATGATGGCGGAGTTACGATAGGAGCTTTATTCTTAGACGAGTCAATTTCATCCGCTCCGACAATGTGAATACCCAAGAAATTACGAACAGTACGGACAAAAGCGCGATTCTCAGCAATACATTCTAAAAACTTTGCGGCGAATCCGTTTGTGTTATGAAGTGTCGCATTAGCAATGGAGGAGAACTTCGCACCATGATCACCGCAAAGGTGTGTTGGATTTTCATAATTGCAAATAAAAGTGATAACGCACTTGACGACAGATCTCTCTTCGGAAGACTCAACAATGTCATAATTAACAGTGTCGATACCCCTAAGCTTCGCAAGCTCCTTAATCCCACTAAGCTTAATTAAAAGCTGGTTATCCTCTAACCCTTCAATAGATTCTGGGACGGGCATCTTGCGCATCTCAAAGTGATCCTTATTAGGGTAAAGATGCTCTGGGTTAATCATAGCTCGCCAGTTGACGGAGCCATCTTTATTGAATTCGTAATCAACAGACTCTAGGAGTCCATGTTCGTTGCGCTTCCAGAGATCTGGGCCGTATAATTTATTATTCTTCATATAGGTATAAACTTTCTAATTCTTTAGATGAGGCATCATCATAAACGAAGTTATGAGATTTGTCAAGTCTATTTGCGGAAGATTCTGAAGAGTATGTATCGCCATTAGATATGAACAGCTTCTTTGAAAAGAATTTCTCGCTATTTATTTGTTTTTCGGGCTTGATGTCTTCTATAATATCAAAATCAAAATATTTGAATCTTATGTCCGAAATGTTCTCTTCGTCCTCGCAAACGATCAAAAGCCTAATTTTTTTGTTTTTAATAAAATTAAAAAACTCATTTAAATCTAAGTCATTGTGGCATTTTTTATATTTAAAGATAATTTGTTTTACATTGGTCAGCGCATTTACAATCTTAACGTCGAAATGCTGTTCAATATGCAGGCTCACAATACAAGTTTGACACCACTTAATAATGTGATTGATATCAAAATGAATATCCGCTCTGATATTTACAGGTTTTCCTTGTAGTTTTTGGGAGAAGGCAAAAAAGTTTGGGACAATCTCTACGCATTCGTTATGAAAATGCTTGCCTATTTTGATTGTTTTAAATTTTATTTTATTTGAGATGCCCAATTGATCTAAAATGTTTTGAGCTATTACTTCTGGTTTAATTTCGTTTATTCTATCGCAGGTAGTACTAAACGAAGGTTTTATTTCAGAAAAATCTGGAGAGATGCTGATGGACTTATTTTGCTTATGCCAAAGGGGTTTTGAGTTTTCTGGATATAAGTTGAAATGTACAATTACACAGGGTACATCATAAGCTCCTGCAATATGCCCAGGAAGACTATCGCACCCAACATGTGTCGAAGCTTTTTTGATTATATAATTCATTTGCTTGTAAGTCGATCCCAAGAAATAATAATCTGCGCCTTGAATTTCCTGTTCTTCTGGACCTCCTATTTGGATGATTTTCACCTCCTCCTTCTGTAGGTAGGGCTTGACTAGCTTCAGCACGATATCCCAGTATTTGTACACAGCCCCAGGCATCTTGTTGGAAGACTGTATGGTAATATACTTATTAGGAAGACCTGGAAAAAAATGGTCAGTTATTTGTGGGCGGCCAATTTTAACCCCCAAATCTTTTGCGTAAACTTCAGCTATATGACTCATATGATTTTACCTCTTTGATTTCTGAATTCGAAAGCATGTTTATTTCGCTCTTAAAAGAAAAACGCATGTCGTTGGCGTGATAAACGTCTCTGGCTAATCTAATGAACTCTGGACCAAAATCTTTTTCACGTTCCATTTCTCTTATATTATCTTCGATAATCCACAATGACCTATTAAGCTCAAAGAGGTCAGCTTTCAGACTGATAAGTTTAAGAGAGTCTATATCTGCAAATTCTTCATTTTTTAATATAAAACGTTCGTAGAGTTCTTTTAATTGGTTATACTCAACTGTAATATTTTTGAGCTTTTTGAGATCGAAAATCATTTGCATTTTAATCTCCAAAATAGTTAGTTTATCAATCAACTCCCCAACTGATATAGGTGTTTTAATTTTCATATAATTTAAATTGTGTTTTGGCTTTGCCGTTATGGTGGTAATTGATAAGAACCTGAGTTCCATAATGAGGCAAGAAAGCCATATCAAATAACCCTTTATATTCACCCTTTCCCTCTAGAAAATGCGGATTATCAATTTCTTTTGAGTAGGGTAATACTTTATAAACTTTTGGATGATCCTCAATATAATCAAAGAATTGGTTTTTTGTGAAAACGTAAATGTCGTGATCAGGGTAGAGATCTTTAAGGTTGTCCATTAAAGAATTCAACCATAGAACGTCACCAGCAGATCCAGGCATTACTACAGCTATTCGTTTTCCACTATCAAGAAGGTCTTCTAAATTTAAACCCTTTTTTTCTTCACCAAAATCATAATCATAATCTATACTAGGCATAGCATCAAGGATTGATTCTAATTTTTTACCAACAGCAGTTGTTGAATAATTCTCAATAGTCCACTCTCTGGCTCTTTTACCCATTTCACGAAGCTTGTTTTTATCCATTTGCCAAACTTTTTTAAGTTGCTTTGCTATGCTTGATGGATAGGTGGAGGCTTTAATAAATTGCGTACCTGGCTCTCTGTATTCTGACCAATCAAGAGCAAAGCTACCACATTCTTGGCTAGAGGAATCTTCGCCACAGGAATAGTTAGTAACAAGAGTAACTAGTTCGGTCATCTTAGCTTCAAAGATGGGTATTTCCATACCGCCGCTAGTAAATGGGTGGCAATAAACATCCATTAGGTTGTAAATTTCATTAAGCTGAGATTCGTTAACTCCAGCTTTGACGTTAGTGGTATTAAGAGATTTCTCGGTTCCGCAAAACCTGCATTTCTGTTCCTGCCCAACGAAAGATTTAACTTCATACCGACCACAAGCAGAACAAAAATAAGTAGTAAGGACATCGTTTGGGTTAATATCTTTTTCTTTTATAAGTCTAGGGATATCCCAACCTTCTGACCAGTGAGTATGTAGAAGGAGTTTTGCTTTAGGGCAATCTTTTTTAAATATTTTAAAACCCTCCAGTAAATTGGGTACGCTTTTTCTAAGTTGATTTCTAAATACAAAGCCAATAATAAATTCATCAGACAATTTGAATTCATTCCTAAGTCCTTCACGATACACTTCGCTGTGTCTATAAAAATCCTCAGTGTTTACAGTGCCGTGTAAAGTGTCAACGTGATCGTGACCCATTTCTTTTAAGTCTTTCTCTGCGAAAGAGGACCATGTATAAAAGTTTTTTGTTTTACTCGCCGCTTCAATAGCTTGTGGCAATATGGGTTGGCTATCTAAGGTAGTCCAGATCATATTATTGATCTTATTCCACCAAGGCTTTTCCCAGAACCCACCAAAAGCCCAAATATCTTCTACGCCTAAATAGATGTCTGGTTTGTATTGCTTTATAGCTTGGTCTATTGTCCCGCCGCCATAGTTGGCTTCGCGAGCCTTTTGGGGATCTGCATTAAGCTGACGTAACGCTGCTTGGTTATTGGTAAGAGAACCTTGCGCTTGCCACGGCCTTGTTTTTAAAGATGGATCATCCCACTGAGTACCATTAGCAAATTCAATCAGCTCATACTTTTTTGTTGAATAAAGGTGGCGGAGTATATTCTTTGCGTTTTTACCAAATCCTGTAAACGCTTTAGCTCCATTTGAGTGGAATAATATCTTCTTTTTCATTAATAGTTAAAATATTTAAACAGAAATAGATCAAATAACCCTTTAAGTGTTCTAGCTTCACCAAGTTCCATTCCCATGCCGAATTTCAATGTAGAATTTTTTACGACACTCAATGAGAAAGCTTTCTTACCGTCCTTCTTTGTATAAGGTTTAAATGAGATTATAGTCTTATCATCGTTGTAACTATGGAAGGCAGAAAATTCACCGTAGTTTTCGATAGCGTTTAGCATACCGCCAACTTCATTCTCGCTTAGTTTAAAATAAATATTTTTCTCTGGGTCTTTAGCATTAGCACTAAATGATCCATTTCTAGTTTTATCATTCCACGATGCCTGCTTGATAGATTGCACAAGTAGACTCGGTTTCATTTTATTACCCTCTTTATCTTGTTCTAAGATTTTAAAAGAGAAGGCGCATCCTGTATTAAAGGAGTTCGGTTTGTAAATATCGTGCTGTTTCATTTGCACTATTATATAGCTAACTACAGCAAATTCTACAAACTTAACTACATAATCACATGTTTTTAATGATTTCCAACTGCTCTATATCATAAGTTTCGACAGTAGGCATCACAGTAAAGAATAGTTTATCAAAAGACTTCATGTATTCTGGGAAAACCTCTTCAATGACTGGTTTTAAATTTAAGTACGTATTCATGTACTTAATTAAATACTCTGATTTGTAGTAAGCTCCATAAGCTATAAAATGAAATAAAATTTTATGCAATAAATCTTGAAACAAGAAAAGCATGTTAAGCTCTTTCTTTTCCTGAAAGTTATGTAGGAATTCATCAAGGGTTATATCTCCCAATATTCTAGATGAGTTATAGTATTTTTGCAAAAATTCCTTTACGGTTTTCTCGTTATGGTATAAGTACAGGTCGGTCACCGTCTTTAAGAGGCTGTAATACAAATCACACCTATGGCAGTTCTCAAAATTAATTAACTTTATATGACCCTCTAAATATAAGACATTAGAGTTTTTTATATTTCCGTGAGACAGTACAGGTACATCTTCTTTATACTTTGGTAGGTATTCCTTCCTGATTTTTAAAAAGATTTTTTGGAGATCTTCTATATTTAAATCGACCAACTTTTCAAAAATAAGTATTTCTTTTGGGTCTACCATCTCGAATAAGGATGAGATGGATTCGTTTTGCAGGAATTTGCTTTTAAAACTCGCGGCATCTTCGTTTTTACTTTCATGAACGCCGTCGATAACAGAACAAAGAGTGCCTAAATTATATATCAAATCATCAATTCCAAAATCTTCAAAACTATCTCCATTTTCCCATGTTGTTAGCAAAAATTCAATACCGTCTTTCTTGTTACTCTTATGAGCTATGATACTGGGGCTTATATTATTAGGGATGTGTTGTAGGGCATTTTTTTCTGCAGATAGTTTTTGGTTCTCTGGGTCTAGGCTAATTTTTAGTAAAAACTTATTATTATCAATAACTAAACCGTAGCTCTCATAGAAAAAATTAGAAGACACTTTTGAAATCTCGACTTCCCCCACTTTATCCTTGTAAACTTCATTGATGAATTTTTTAATTAAATCTTTTTCAAATCTTGAAGCTTCTAGAGAATTTTCATTTGGGTTGGTGTCTACAACTGAATAATTATTCAATTTAACTTGTTTGCTTGTTGTTGCCATGACAATATTGTACACAAAAAAGGCGGTATTTCTACCGCCTTTTGTTTTAGATCTGTGTCTTACCCATTGAGAGCGTTTCAAGGCTCGTCTTAGCGAATTTTCGCATTACGCTTGCGTTTCGATCTCGAACCACCACGTACTTAGGCGTCTCGCGCACGAATTGTGCGTTAAGTGTTTCTCCTTGCCGAGTGGTGAGGCCAAAAAAACGGCCCTTACTTGCGCTGATTGCTTTTACAATACGGTTTGTCTTATTCATTTTGTTCATTTTATTTATTTATTTGTTAAAATCCTATTCTGCCAGAAGATGGCACATTTTTATTTTGTTTGATGTTTTCTTTTGGAGCGTTTAGCTTACTTGCAAATATATCATATATAGTCTCCATGTCAACATTAAAAACTTTATTTTCTAAACTTTTTCCCCATTTTTGTATAATCTTAGAATACTTCTTTTCTAATTTGTCATACGCAGGAGTTTGTTGGAAATCTTGATCAGATAATTTTGCCTCCATGTCTTTCGCTTTTTGAGGCCGCACGATGTTTATTTTTTTTGTTTTTGCTCCCGATTCATCTAAGATATCAAAAGCTTTGTCTGGAAATTTTTTATCACTTAAATAAATATCACACAGTTCTACAATTTTTTCTACTAATTCGTCCGTATACCCTACTTGGTGAAATTTTTCATAAGACTTCTTTGCTGTTTTTAACAATTGAAAAGTTTCTTCCTTAGTTGGTTCACAGACATCTATCTTTTCAAACCTGCGATTTAAAGCTGAATCTTTTTTGAAAAAGCGATCATACTCATCTTTCGTAGTAGCCCCAACACAAGATATGTTTCCTCTTGATAAGGCTGGCTTCAATATATTAGCAAGATCCAAACTACCCTCCGAGCTGCCAGCTCCAACTATAGTGTGAATTTCGTCGATAAACAAAATATAGTGATCTTCTTTCGATAAGTGGTCTAGAATCTTTTTTAATTTTTCTTCCATCTGCCCTCTGTAAATAGTACCAGCTAAAACAGAAGTAAGATCTAAGCACAGGATTTCTTTATGAAGCAAAAGGTCTGGGCATTCTCTTTTTATGATTTTTTCTGCCATACCTTCTACAATGGCCGTTTTTCCTACACCCGCTTCACCGACCAGAATGACATTGCTTTTGTTTCTACGAAGCAGTACTTCAAAAATCCTTTCAATTTCTTTATCTCTACCAAAAATTTCAAACTCATTTTTTTCAGCTATTTTTTCATTCAGATTTTCGCACCATGCATCCATTTCAGACGAAGGAGCTTCTTGTTGTTTCCCATTTGAACCAATAGTCGATGGAACCTTTTCTCTGGGAATACCTTCTTTTATAATTTCTTTTAAATCGTCAATGAGCTTAGATAAGTCTACATCTAAATGAATCAAAAATTCAGCAATTTCTGCTCTAGTGCTGAGTATGGAAACCAAGATATGATCTATGCCAATAAACTCGTCTTTGAGTCTGGAGGCTAGTGTTTGTGAGTTCTCCAAGATTTCATATATCTCTGGAGCGATTATAGCTTTTTTTCTTTTTGGCTCTTTATAAGAAGTAATTGCGTGTTCGATACCCTTCGCAACCCCATCTTTAATTAAGTCATTAGAGGCAAAAGCAAAATCAATACTACTGTGCGTTAATGTTAATATAGATAGTGTTAGGTGCAAGTCTATAACCTTGAGGTGGCCAAAGTCTTTGGCGATAGAGACTGAGTCTCTAATTGCTTTTTTTGCAGAAGGAGTGAGGTTAAAGTTAGATAAGTCCATTATTTGATTTCAGATAGTTTTGTGTAGATTTTTTCGTCAAGAATAGAAATTCTATCCCCGAAAATGACATCGTCGCCTTTGCTTCCATAGATAAAAACAATTTGATCTTCTTTTGGTTTTTTGCCTCCATTATTTATATAATTATCTAGTGTGGCGGCTCGCCTGTTATTCATAAGCATGAAATTAATTTTACCGAAGTCATCTTGCACTTCTACTCTCATGTACTTATTCCCCGCTGCGCTTGTTCTAGAAATGCAGTCAGTGACCACGCCAACAAGCTTTACTCTGTCATTGTTGTTTATTGATTTTAATTCAAGACTATTGTTTAAGTCCCCAGAGTCCTTGAAGACATCTTTGATTTGAGTAGAGTGGCTGTAGCCGAGATACTTACGTTCAAAAAACCAGTTCGCAAACTTGAGGTGATCTTTGTTTTTGTCGTAAATTTTTCTGTAAGAAGAGTATTTTCTTTTGAATGTTTCAAAACGGGATGGCTTCATTATTGGTTTAGCGTCATCGGCAACCAAGCTATCTTTGACAATAGAATGAATAGCTTTCAAAACGTCGTGGTCGAACTTTTCGCCAAGCTGTATTATATTACGCTTCTCTCTTTCAGTTAGGATGTTAAAAGATTGAGCTTCTAATACCAAGCGGCAACGGTTTGGTGTGGCTTGATCATCATCGCAAAAGGAATCCATCATGCCTCCTTGAATCAATCCAGACAGAACTCCGATATTAACTCCAGCTTGCTTTGCTGTTAAGAAGATGTCGTATTTGTTTTGATTCGTTTCTTGGGCTTTTCTAAACTCCACTAAGCTTTCTAGTGTTTTCTCAGACACTCCCTTAATACTGTTAACCCCGAATCTGATGTTTCGACCCTCTTTCTCAAAATACACATCAGATTTAGATAGGTCGGGCGGTAGCAGCTTCATGTTGAATAGGCAAAGTTCTTGGTTAATTAACGCTATTTCTGCATGAGAGTCTGGCTCGTGCTTTGTCATCTTTAATAAACTCAAGAAGAACTCCTGTGGGTATTTGAACTTTAGATAAGTTGTTATTGCAGCTAAGATAGCGTAACTAATTGAGTGCGATTTATTAAACGAATAGTTGGCTGAGTCTTCTGCCACTTTCCATAAAACATCTCCAACTTGGCTGTCTAGTCCGTTTTCTTTGATCTTGTCCTCAATTTTAATCTTCCAAGTAGCCATCTGGTCAACTTTCTTCTTACCCACAATACGTCTCAGTTGCTCTGATTCGTCTAAAGTAAAGCCTACCTTAACAGCCATTTTCATCAACTGCTCTTGGTATAGTGGAATACCACCAGTGTAAGAGAGAATGTCGTCAAAATATTCATTAACAGACTGGAACTCGCCAGTGCTGGTATAATCTCCATACACATCAAGATAGTCAAGTGCGCCAGGGCGAGCAATAGCAACAACGGCTGAAAGCTCCTCCAAATTTCTTGGAGATATTTTTTTGCATACCTTGAAATTTGTGTCCGCTTCAATTTGAAACAACCCCTTCGGGGCTTCGATATTTTTAAAGTTTTCATAAATTTCTGGTAGTTCCACGTCTACGTCTTCCATTTTAATACCTAATTGTTTGCAGGTTTCATGGACGACCGAAAGAGTGCGTAATCCAAGGATATCGAACTTAACCATCAGAGATGCGACATCGTTCATGTCATAAGCTGATATAAGATCGCCATCACTTGTCCTCTGCATTGGCATAATTTCTTCAATATTATAGAAGCTAATAGCGATGCCTGATGGGTGGACTCCTGTGTTTTTATTTAATCCTTCTAGCTTTTTAGCTATTTTGAATACTTTTGGATTTTTATCTGCAAATTCTTTAAATTTTTCACTCTCTTCGTAAGCTTTATCTAACTTAGCTACCTTGCCGAATTGTTTCGGAATATGAGTTCCAATACTGTTTACATCGTCTTCCGACAACTCTCCGACAATCTTACCACACTCTTTTATGCATAGCTTACTGCTCAAAGTGTTCAAGGTGAGAATTTTGCAAGTTCTACCTTCGTGCTTTTTCTCAATATACTTAATGACCTCTTTTCTTCGGTCATAAGAAATATCATTATCGACATCAGCCAGAAGCGATCCGTCGAGATATGTAATACCATCAGATACTATTTGTTTGGCTCGGCTCTTAGATACAAATCGCTCAAAAAACAAATCGTACTTAATTGGATCAACATTTGTAACGCGAAGAAGGTACAAAACCAGTGAGCCAGCAGCGGAGCCACGACCTGGGCCTGTGGGTATGCCACTTTCATGACAATAATTAAGAACGTCCCAGTTAAGTAGTATATACTCAAT